AGACAGGCAAGGTAGGTGCGGGCCCGATAGAACGCGGGGCGGTACGCGGGGTCTGTATAAATAGCGTGAACCCGTCATGGTGGGTCAGTCCGTTTGTCGTGGCACCAATCTAGGCCCAGAACACAAGGTTACAACCCCATGTAACAAAACTCGCAAACCTGTGATATATGTTACAGTTTACAACCTGAAGGAGACTATCACTCAACCTTAGAATTTAGACGACAAAAACATATACGAGACAGCGAATGTTAGCGGTAAACATAACATAATACAGCAAATATGCATTCTCGCAGAGCTGATAGAATGATAACGAGGGGGGGACGGACTATATGGTGCTCAGATCAAGAGACATAACAGGAACAAAGAACAGGGAGTGAACAGGGGGTGAACAAGTAGGGGGCAATACCAGAACAGAAGTGGACATATAGGGTCCAAATAGTGAAGATAGGTTTTTATGGGTCAAGGTACCTGAAAAGTAATGAAGGCCCTCAGCGAGGCTCTCCGTGGCTCTCAGGGGTAATTCATGTTTTGTTCTCTAGTACCAGACAGAAAGGATAAGGTTAGATAACGGATAGGTGTCCAGTATAACGGATATGCGTAAAGGGGATAGCTGAGTGAAACTGTAAAGAATACAATGGTATACAGAAAGAGTAGGGTATTAAGGTGTGTTACAATATAACATATGCAAGGAACCCTATATGAGAATGGTTCTCAACTGGTAACCCAATGGAAACAGTCAGGAATATAGGAAGGCTGGGACATTACATAACACTTATTATCGGAGGGGGCACCAAGGGGGGTCGGGGTGCCTTATATATTCTGAATGACACCTAAAGATTTTCTAGTAGTATTTTACCTAATGTCAATTATTTTAGAGAGAAGTGAAGAAAGTGCTTGACATTTGCCGGGGTATAGTGTATAATTATACTATAAGCTAACTTAGAGATAACATTTCGCTCTTTAAGTTATCTTCAGTTATTTTATCTCTCTTATATAGTTACTACGTAAGCATACACTTCAAGCTAACATAAAGTATAGAGAGTTTCTCTTAGAAGAATATTAGGAGTATTGTCTCCTCGAAGGACGGTAGTCCTGAGAACCTTAGGGAGTAGCGCCGGATGGCAGACACTAAAGACCTTAGCAGCATTGAGGGGATGATCCCTCGAAAGATCCTCTACTCAGATAATAACATCCCAAGGACAGCAGCTCTCTTCAAGGAGATCGTTACATCTAATGGGGACACCTATGCTGTCTTCACTCTTCAGAAGGAACCGGGGTACATCAAGATTAAAGACCTCTACCTTAAGTTCTGTGTAGAGGATCCATCAGAAGCTACCTTCGCTCTAACAGTCTTTGGTGACATTGCTCACTGGCATAGGATTAAAGAATGTGAATGGATGAAGCCTCACCTAGAAGCTTGGCAGCTACACTGTGATACAGTACGTAAGGCCCAAGCCTTCGAAGCTATCATCAATGAAGTTAAGACTGGTGGAAGATCATCCTTCACCGCTGCTAAGTACTTGATCGAAGAACCTTGGAAGGATAAGCGTAATCCTGCCACCAAGAGGAAGGTTAAGGAGACAGCTACTAAAGCTCACGGTACTTACAAAGATGATATCAAGACTCTCAAGGAACAAGGGTTGATTAATTAAGATGGCCAAGAAACCTACATACTCATCTGTCACCGACAGAGATCAGAACGCTAGTGAGATCAATGCGGCCCTAGATGCTGTCAATGAAGGTTTCTCTAATACTTTGTCTCTCGATGGCAGCACACCTAATGCCATGAACTCAGACTTGGATATGAACTCCAATGATGTCTTGAACGCTAAGGACCTATACACACAGAGAGTGTACATCGGTGGTTCCCTCTTAGCCGCTGAGGCTGCTCAGTTGGTTGACCTAGCTGTTAAGAAGGAATACACAACTGTAGCTAACATGCTGGCTGACACTACTGACTATGACTTCTTCATCACTGATGACTATATTCGTGTCTTGGATGGAGACCATACCTACAAGGTAGCTGAGACAGGTGTAGGAGACAACCACCTAGTCAATGCTGGCGGTGTTAAGCTCTATGTCCTGCCGGGGGCTAGCGGTTACGACGTCGAAGCTTTTGGGTTTGCAGCTTCTGATGACGTTAGCGGTATCTTCGTGGCCCTATCGGCTGGGGAGAAAATATCCCTCGGTAATCAGACATGGAAGATCAAGACCAACGCCGCGATCAATCATGAAGTCTACAACGGCACTCTGGAGTTAGACGGAGGCCGCTTTGTCCCTGTTGGGGCCTTCACGTTAGGCTGTAAGGTCACGCTATCTAATGCTCACCGGGGTGACTGGATCACAGCCACGAGCATCTCAGGGATCAACATCACATCGCAATTTGAGCTCGATGGTAATGCCTCGGGGATCGGTGTTCTATCGGTAGACACAGATCAGTCGTGGGGCCGGTTCACTGGCTGCTCAAACATGAATGTCATCGGCGCTCGGTTCCACGATAGCAGCGCCACACCACTCTTTATCCGAGACAGCAGCGACTTCGATATCAGCGGGTGTAAGTTTGAAAACCTTCTGGGGCTGGTCGCTTTTGGCGGGACAGGTGTTGAAACTAGCGCAGGCATTTACACGCAGCGCTGCAATGATTTCACTATCACCGGCAATCGCGGCAGCATGATTGATGACAACGCTATCGCCTTGATTGGTGCGCAGCGGGCGACAGTTACCGGAAATCAGTTCAAGGATGTTCGTCTCCTAGTGATTATCCATGATGATGGCGGTCAGACTACGGAAGAAGTCGTTGTCTCAGAGAACACAGCGACTGGCTGTGACGGAGGGATTACTCTCGGCTGGTGGGATGGCGCGATTGGCTATCCCTGCCAAGACCTGACCCTAGCGAACAACCGAACAACCTCTGAAACTGGATCGTCAACTCTTTGGACTAAGAATTACGGTATCCGCGTGAGGTACTCAACAACAGACTGCAAAATCTCAGGAAACAATATTGGTGCGAGGCTTGGGGCGTTTTTAGCTAATACGACACTCGACCCTAATTTACCCGTTGGCGGGTTTAGCGAGAATGACATTGACGGCAACTCATTCGTCAGTGGCGAGGGTGGACTGAATAACTCAGTTATTGCGGACGCAAGCGCAGGGGATGCTAACCGCTGGAAGGGGAACTACTTCGAGTCCCTTCAGTACATCTCAGGAAGCATTCAAACTTTGTTCCTCGGCACTGATGATGAGTTCAAAGGCAACACGGTTAAAGCTCCTGCAAGCTATAACGAGGCCATTTTCAAAGCAGGCTCTGTTGTACGTGGAAATACCTTCGATACGGTTGGTGCTCTCGCCTCGTCAAATACATACGAGCTGGTGGGTAACGACTTCATCAACGGCGCAGATATCAACGAGGCTGGGACGGCGGTTAAGATTTCAGGCAACCGAGGCAGTACCAACAACCAAGTGCTTTATACGAACAGGATTATTCGTGAGGGTAGTGGCTCACCGGAGGGAGTTATTGCTGCGGTGGTAGGTTCAATATGGATGCGTAGAGACGGCGGAGCAGGTACGTCTATGTACGTCAAAGAAAGCGGCACGGGCAACACTGGATGGGTTGCGAAATAATTAGTAACCCACGTGTCCCGCCTCGTACCAACGGAGCTAAGAACTAGTGACCCCAACACAAGTAAGAGAGAGAGCTGAGAAGGACCTAGAGTTCTTCATCAGTCTTGTCACATCAGGACAGAGAGCTCTAGGCTCATGTCATGTTGAGCTCCTCAACTGGTGGACTAGGGAAGATGCTAAGGATCATCAGCTTGTCTTGTTCCCTAGGGACCACGGTAAGTCAGCCCTAGTAGCCTACAGGGTAGCATGGGAACTAACCAAGGACCCAACACTAAGAGTCCTCTACATCTCAGCTACATCTAACCTAGCTCAGAAACAACTAGGGTTCATCAAGCAAGTCTTCGAGTCTGACGTGCATAGAACCTACTGGCCTGAACATATCCACCCTGAGGAAGGTAAGAGGAATAAGTGGACAGCTACTGAGATTGAACTTGATCATCCTCTCCGTAGAGTAGAGCAAGTCAGAGACCCATCCATTATGACAGCTGGTCTGACTACTGGCATCACAGGTCTCCACTTCGACATTGCAGTCTTGGATGATGTTGTCGTCTATGAGAATGCTTACACTAAGGAAGGCAGGAATAGAGTTGAGACTCAGTACTCCCTCCTAGCCTCTATCGAAGGCACAGGGGCTCGTGAGTGGGTTGTAGGTACTAGGTACCACCCTAAGGATCTCTACTCCCTCATGCTCAATATGATGGAGCCTGACTTCGATGAGGATGGCCAGATCACAGGTGAAGTAAACATCTACGAGGTCATGGAGAAAGCTGTAGAGGATAGAGGAGATGGCACAGGTCTGTTCCTCTGGCCCAAGCAACAACGTAGAGATGGTAAGTGGTTCGGCTTTGACATTAGAGAACTAGCACGTAAGAAGGCTAAGTATGTAGACAGGACACAGTTCAGAGCCCAGTACTACAACGACCCTACAGATCCTGATACTCGCCCTATTGACTACGATAAGTTCCAGTACTTCGACAAGGCATTCCTCAAACAAGACAGAGGACGTTGGTACTACAAGAGACAACCTCTTAACCTAGTAGCAGCTGTTGACTTCAACTACTCTAAACGTAAGGGTGCTGACTATACAGCCATCGTAGTCATCGGTGTTGACTCAGACAATAACATCTTTGTCTTAGACATTAATAGATTCCAGACTGATCAGATCTCAACCTACTTCAGAGAGATCATGGCTATGAATAATAGATGGGGGTTCAAGAAGCTTAGAGCTGAGACTACAGCAGCCCAACAAGCTATCGTCACATCTCTTAAGCATGACTGGTTTGCTAAGCATGGTCTCACGATTAAGATTGAAGAGGTTAAGCCTACAAGACATGAAGGATCTAAAGAGGAACGTATGGAGGCTATCCTTACTCCTCGTTATGACAACCTCCAAGTCTATCACTACAAGGGTGGAGATACTCAAGTCCTAGAGGATGAACTAGTCTCTAACAACCCACCCCACGATGATGTTAAGGATGCACTAGCAACAGCCATAGAAGGCGCTGTACGCCCAGCTAGAACAATGAAACGATCTACGTCAGAGAACAGCAATGTGATCTTTGATTCTAGATTCGGAGGGAGAAGTTTCCGTTGAGAACCACTGTAGATGTACAACACCTGCTAGACTCAGATACTCTAGCTAAGGAGATCTCCAGTAAATGGACTCTCTGGAACAACAACCGTGCTGAGTGGGTGGAGGAGAAGGAGGAGCTACGTAACTACGTCTTCGCTACTGACACACGTACTACCACCAACGCTAAGCTCCCTTGGGTGAATAGCACTACCACACCTAAGCTCACACAGATCTATGACAACCTCAAGGCTAACTACACAGCTGCTCTGTTCCCTAACAGCAACTGGATGCGCTGGGAGGCTGACGATAGTAACTCAGCTACAGCAGCTAAGAGAGATACTATCCAAGCCTATATGGAGAACAAGATCCGTCAGGGAGGTTTCGAGAAGACTGCTGACCAACTGGTTGATGACTTCATCCTCTACGGTAATTGCTTTGCGACTATTGAGTTCCAGAGTAACTACACTGAAGTAGATGAGGAACAGATCGTAGGTTACATCGGCCCTAAGATTGTCCGTGTCTCTCCTCACGATATTGTCTTCGACCCTACAGCTGCTGAGTTCAAGGACTCCCCTAAGATTACTCGTACTCTTATGTCCTTTGGTGAACTAGCTAAGAAGACTGAGTTTGCTGACACCTTCCGTAAGCTGGTCGACAACAGACAGAAGGTAGCTTCCGCTGACTATACATCTAAATCTAAAGGGTACATTGCTGATGGCTTCGCCTCTATCGAACAGTACTACGACTCTGAGTATGTTGAACTCCTCACCTTCTACGGTGACATCTATGACCTAGAGTCTGAGGAGCTTATGGAGAAGAGACGTATCACTGTAGTAGATAGAGCCTACGTCCTCCACGATGAGCCTATCGCTTCATGGCTAGGTGCTGATCCTTTCTTCCATGCTAGCTGGCGTAGCCGCCCTGACAACCTCTACGGTATGGGCCCTCTTGATAACCTCGTAGGTATGCAGTACCGTATTGACCACCTTGAGAACCTTAAGGCTGATGTCTTTGATCAGATCGCTCTGCCTATCCTCAAGGTCCAAGGAGATGTAGAAGACTTTGAGTATGCCCCCGGTGAGCGTATCATCATGGGTGAGGAAGGTAATGTAACTCCTCTGGTCCCTGACTCAACAGCTTTGAATGCTGACTTCCAGATTCAAACACTAGAGAATAAGATGGAAGAACTAGCTGGTGCTCCTCGTCAAGCTATGGGTATCCGTACTCCCGGTGAGAAGACAGCCTTTGAAGTACAGTCCTTGCAGAATGCAGCTGGACGTATCTTCCAACATAAGGCAGCTAAGTTCGAGAGAGAGTTCATTGAACCTGTCCTCAACTCTATGCTTGAAGCTTCTCGCCGTAACATGGACGTATCAGATGTTATCCGTGTACTAGACGATGAGACAGGAGCTCTCCTCTTCCAGAACATCACTAAAGAGGACATCACAGCTAAAGGTAAGATCGTCCCTGTAGGTGCTCGTCACTTCGCTGAGAGAGCTCAACGGGTACAGAACATCACTCAGCTTCTCCAACTTAAAGCTGATCCAACTATCGGAGCCCACCTCTCAGGTAAGAGTATTGCTAAACTCCTCGCTGAAGAACTGGGTGAAGAGGCTCTCTACGGAGAGAACATCGCAGTAGTTGAACAGGCTGAGACACAGAGTGCAGCCTTGGATGCTGAGGCTGACCTAGAAGAACAAATGCAAGTAGCAGCTGAAGAAGGACTGTAAGATGCCTAAAGGACAAACTAGTCGCCCAATAACACGTAAGTATAAAGGCAAGGGGAGTAATGCGATAACGGCCTCTAAAATGATGGAAGAGACTAGGAAGGACTTCGCTAAATCCCCTGGGTTTAGAAGGGCCGCCAATAGAGCTACCAACGAGATGCGACGGAAGAAGAGGAAGTAGGCAGTGGACACCAAATGCCTTAGAACAACACCTCAAGAAGAAGGATTATAAGATGCCTAGAAGTAAACAGAAAACACCGACCCGTAATAAAACAGCAGCCCGTAAGGGTGCTGCACATACTAAAGCTGCCCAAGAGATTAAGGAGTTTGGAAGGATTACACCTGAGGCGCGTAAGGCTATAGACGCTGCTCAAAAGATTTCTGACAGCAAGGCTAAGCAGTTCAAACGCAAACGGCTCAAGGGCCGTACCCCACCCCAAGGCAACTTCGGCCAAATGTAGGCTAAGGAAGAGGAAGTAGGCAGTGGACACCAAATGTCTTAGAACAACACCTCAAGAAGAAGGATTATAAGATGCCAGCTGGAAGATCATCACGACCAGACAATCGTAAAGTAAAGAAGGCTATTACACGCCAGAAGCAACGGGCTGCTCTAACCGCGCGTGTGAAGAAACGTAAACCCGCTAAAGGCAACGAGGCCACCCAAAAGAAAAATACAACAAAGGTCTCTACTTCAGCTAAGGCTAGAGCAGATGCAAAGACTATCAAGGATTCCAAGCTGCGTAACGTTACGAGGCGAACAGCTAAGCAAGTAGGAGATAACCTTCTGCTTGACGGAAGCTCCGCACGTACTCGTGAACGTATTAAACGGAAGAAGAGGAAGTAGGCAGTGGACACCAGATGGCTCAAGGGCTACACTGATACTGAACGTAGAAAGAAGATCGTCAAGGGACATAAACCAGCACTAGACGATCTAAGGAATGTCTTAGAACAACACCTCAAGAAGAAGGAAGCAGTTCGAGACTATAGCTCTCCCGGTTGGGAACATGAGCAAATAGCTGTCAACGAGTACAACCAAGCACTCGATGACTTAATCAAACTAATCACAATTAAGGAATAGGATCACCATGTCCTCCGTATTCGATCAAGACTCCACCACAAGTCAAACCAGTGACGACACTTCTAGTCAATCAGAGACCAACGATGACTACATTAAGAAGGTCGTAGAACTCAAAGGAGATCAGTGGAATGATCCCCAAGCTCTGGCTAAAGGGTACCTGAACGCTCAGACCCACATCCAAGAACTTGAGGAGAAGGCCAAGGTAGCTGAAGCTGACAAGAATAAGGCTGACTACCAAGCTGAAATCCTAGAACTCCTGAAGGGCAAGGCACAGGCTACCGACCCTAACGGCACTGAACTTAAAGGTAGCGTCACCGAGCAGAAGGCTGATACCTCAGTTGCTCCTGTAGGTGAAGAGGATATTAAAAGCCTTGTTTCTAAAGCTCTGGCAGACCGAGAAGCTACTTCTCTTGCTGAAGCTAACCAAGTCAAAGCTGACTCTATGATGGTTGATGCCTTCGGAACTGAAGCTCACAGCACTATGGACAAGCGTTCTAAAGAACTTGGTATGTCTGTTGACCGCCTCAAGGATATCGCTCAAGAGTCCCCTGACGCTTTCATGGCCCTTATGGGTCAGAGTCCAGCTAAGGAGACTAACCAAGGTATCCGAGGGACAGTCAATACAACTGGCAACTTCACTAAAGGCCACGACCGGAATAGTAAGTACTACTTCGATCTCATGCGTAAAGATCCTAAAACGTATGGTCGCCGTGAAGTCCAACAACAAATGCTGGAAGACAAGAAACGTCTTGGTTCCCGCTTCTTCACATAACTTAACTAGGAGAAAATAAATGGCTACTGAAACGGTATCCAATAACAGTCTTCTGATCGACGCGGATATCTATTCCTCGTTTATCAAAGAAGCTCTGATGGACGAGCTGATCGCCATGCAATGGGTCGATTGGCTGAATGACTTTAACCAAGGTGCGCATACATACCGTATCCCGTCGATTGGTGAAGCAGTTGTTGATGATTATGTCGAGGGTGAGGCGATTAAGTTCCGTCCGTTCGACAAAGGTGAGTTCACCATGACCATCGACAAGCATAAGACCTCGGGTCACTCGATCTCAGATATTGCGATGGAAGATGTTGACTATGCTACTCAGCTGGTCTCTAAGATTCCTTCGTCTGAGACTCGTGCTATCCTGAAGCAAGTTGAAGGTGATATCTTCAAACTGCAAGGTTCGCAAACTGCTGCTGACACCAACCTGATTAACGGTGAGAAACACCGCTATGTGGCAACTGGTACAAGCAATGTGATTGGTGTCGAGGACTTTGCTCGCGCTAACCTGTCACTCAACAAAGCGAACGTCTCTTCGCGTAACCGTATTGCCGTGGTTGATCCCTCGGTTGAATACACCCTGTCTACCTTGACTAACTTGTCTAACGTATCGAACAACCCCATGTGGGATGGTGTGGTACGTGATGGTATGACTTCGGGTATGCGCTTCTCGATGAACGTCTATGGCTGGGATGTTTACGTCTCCAACTATCTGGACGAGATTGAGACTGAGACTCTGGAGACTGTAGACGTCTCTGGCTTTAAGGCTAACATGTTCTTCTCTGCTGATGGTGATGAGAATCCCTTCAAAGGTGCATGGGCACGTATGCCTCGCTTTAAATCTTGGCGGGATGAGGACCGTGAAGAGACTAAGTATGCTACTTCGAGCCGTTATGGTTTGAGCCTGTATCGTCCTGAGTCGCTGATCGTTATTCCTTCCAACCCATCTGTATAAGGAGAATACAAAATGGCTAACTGGACTAATGACGACGGTATGCTGGTTCAATTCGGCAACCAAGATACGGCGGACCAAGGTCTTACCTCCGCTGTTACTCGTCGCGTTATCGTAGACATCACTGGTACGGACGTAGCTTCGTCTGCTCCTGTTCCCGGTGCTTACGATCCTTCCATCCCGGCTGGTGCTTACATCACTAAAGCCTACATTATCTCGGAGACGACCTTTACTTCAGGTGGCGCTGCTACTCTGACTGTTGGTCTTCAAGAGTCTGATGGTACTGCAATTGATGCCGATGGTATTGATGCTGCAATCGCTATCGCGGCTCTTACCGCAGGAGATGTAGTCCTCTGTGATGGTGCTCTAGCAGGCGGTGTCCTGACTGTGGGCTCCGAGGATGCTTATGTGTCGATGCTCTACGGTACTGCTGCCTACACGGCAGGAGCTGCCAAGCTTGTCATCGAGTACATCGAAGTATAATAAACCAAAGGGAGAGGGCTTCAGGGTCCTCTCCTACACCCTTAGGAGGATAATACTTTGCCCACCATTCAACACTCAGTACTCGGTAGCGGAGAGCTCCATGAACCTAAAGGTGCTTCAGGTGCCTCCTCCAACGAGACTTATGTGTCCGATGGTGCAGGATCAGGTACTTGGAAAGAACCGGAACCTAAAGGCATTAGCTCTGCCACTGACGGTCAAATCTACGAGGCTGACGGAGCTGGCTCAGGTAGCTGGGTCACAGCACAGTCTACAGGAGTAGAGGATAAGACTAATTCAGGAGGTCAACTAGCTACTGTCTCAGGAGTACCTAAACTCCTAGAGATTGATGGTGTAGGATACAGCTATGAAGACTTCATTCCTAGTCGCACGTCAGTCTGGGACCTAGCCTCTAACGAGATGGACTTCGGTGCAGCTGGTTGGTTAGTCGGGGATACAGCGCAAATCCGTATTGGCTTCACAGTCGTTACAGCATCGAACAACGATAACTTTCTCTTTGGGGTTGACTTCGCTGTCGGAGGAGTAAACCCATTCACAGTGCAGGCTATCGACCTTTACGAGAAGAGTCCCGGTACACACACACATAGCGTGAGCTTCCCCTTCTTTATTGGCTCAACAGACGTCCTAGATTTCCCAGCTCAGATTACTGTCACCTCGGACAATAGCTCCAACACAGCTAAGTTAGAGGCTGTAACTGTCTTCCACTACCCTAAGATTCTAGTGAGGACTTAAGATGAAGAAGACACTACTCCAGATAGTTCAAAGTATTTTAAGTGACATGGACTCAGAGGATGTTAATAGTCTCTCTGACTCTATCGAGGCACAACAGGTAGCTTCTATTGTCGAGGATACATACTTCAACATCATAGCTACTAGGGATATCCCTGAGCACTATGAACTCTTGAAGCTTACAGCTGCTTCAGACTCAGCTTACCCTACTCACTTCCACTACCCTACTCAGACTAAGGAGGTTAGTAACGTATGGTATGAGGACACTGATGGCTCCTACAGAGAGATCACATGGTGTGAGCCTATGGACTTCCTCACCCGTACAGACTCAGCTGGATCAGAGTATGATACAGTCCTAGACAAGAATGGGTCTACTAAACTCCGTATCCGCAATAACCAAGATCCTACGTACTACACATCCTTTGACGATAACTGGATGGTCTTCAACTCTTATGATAGCTCAGTAGACTCAACACTTCAAGAGTCCAAGGTGAGAGCTTACGGTGTTGTCTACCCAACCTTCACACGTTCAGATGGTTTCATCCCTGACCTAGACAACACTATGTTCCCTTACCTGATTGCTGAATCTAAATCAGTGGCTATGTCCCTCCTTAAAGGACAGTCAGACCCTAAGATTGAACAGGCTGCTAGACGTCAGAAGTCCTATGTACAGAATGATATGTACAAAACTAAGAGAGCTAACAAGTGGTCTAATTATGGCAGAAAGTAAAGACGTCCAAGTAACCGAGTACCTAGATGAGTTCGGTAGGTTCGCTATCAAAGTACACAGCCCTAAGTACAAGACACCTTTCATCATCCATAAGACTGAGGATGGTCATGCCATGTACTCCATTAAAGGTTCTTTGGGTCTGACAAGCACTGCTCTGGAGGGTTGGTTCACATCTTCTGATGACGCCCTTAGACACCTAAAGTCCTTTCTCCGTAGAAGCAAAGACTCAGATACTGTAACTAGAGACAAGACTAGAGCTCGCAGCAGGAAGTATAAAGAGAATGCCAAGGCAACAGCTAAACCAGACAACTCGGAACACCTTCGTAAAGGGTCTGCTGACTGAGTTCTCTGAGCTTAGTTTCCCCGATGAAGCCTCCATTGACGAACTCAACTGCTCCCTCTTTAAAGCTGGGAATAGATCTCGTCGTCTAGGTATTGAGTATGAGACAGGATCAGTCCTGAGCTCTGAGACTTACACAGAAGGGGGTCTCTTCAGTACACATACGTGGTCTAACGTAGGTGAGAGCTCCAGTGTGGAGTTCCTTGTCGTTCAGGCTGAGGCTACCCTAAGGTTCTACAAGAGAGGCTCAGACGCCCTCTCTAACTCTGAGGTCCCTATCTCAGACTCCAATGCTAACCCTTACATCGTAGACCTGTCTGCCTACAATAAGGCTGGTGGCCTAGGTGCTGGGGCTTCTCATGTTGAGGTTGCCTCTATTAAAGGTAGACTAGTAGTTACTTCCCCTCAGATTGAGACCTTCTACATTGAGAGAGATACTTCAGACAACTCCTTCACTGAGACTTCTATTGAGTTCAAGATCAGAGACTTCACCTACCTGTCAGATAAGACTGACCTAATAGAAGAGGCTGCAACCCCTGTGTCTGTCGAGAGAGAGTACGACACCCTTAACTGTGGTTGGGTAGGGGACAAAGGTACAGCAGCCCTCACAGCATACGAGACAGCTAACACTGCCTACCCTCCTCTCACACACCCTTGGTACTCAGGTAAGAACTCTGGTGGGAACTTCAGTGTAACCGAGTGGGAGAAGATCTACTCAGGTAACACACTTATTGTTAATGGTCATTATATCCTAGACCTCTTCAACCAAGATAGAGCAGGAGCCTCAGGCATTGGAGGGGTAGCATCTACCACCTTATCCGACAGGTTCTCATCAACAGCTTCTTACGCTGGTCGAGTATTCTTCGGTGGGGTAGGCACTAGAGTTTACTTCTCAAGTATCCTCTCAGACATGAATGATGTAGGGGACTTCTATCAAGTTAATGACCCTACCTCTGAGGAGATCTCAGACCTCCTAGATACAGACGGTGGTTGGATTGATATCCCTGATGCAGCTGGTATCAATAAGCTTCATGTCTTTGGTTCGTCTCTCTTAGTCTTCGCACGTAATGGTGTATGGAGAATCTCAGGGGTAGATGATGTCTTCAGGTCTACTGAGTTCTCAGTTTATAAAGTAACTGATGAGGGCTTAGCTCAACGTAGAAGCTTTGTAGCTGGTCAGAATGCTGTCCCCTTCTGGTGGTCCTTCACAGGTATCCATACTGTACAGGTAACAGACCAAGGCGGCATGGTGGCAGCTAACCTAAGCAGAGATACTATCCAGACCTTCTGGGATGACATTGATGGTACCTCCAAAGGGTTTGTCCAAGGTGAGTATGATGGCCGTAACGATAGGGTTGTCTGGCTGTACCCTAACGAAGGGGAGAGCGTAGAGTTTAAGCTCAATAGGTTCCTCTTCCTTGACATCACACTAGGAGCCTTCTACCCTTGGACAGTATCTGATAAGGAAGCTGATACCCCTCAGATCTTAGGTACGTCCTTCTTCGATGAGGCAGGTGCCCAGCTGGTGGACTACAGTGTCATTGACTCCAACGGAGATACTGTACAAGACTCTTCAGGTAATGATGTTATCGTCTCTCTAGAGTCTGGTATCATTGTATCCTCGGAGGTTAAGCTCCTCACACGGGATAGTACAGGAGCTCTAACCTTCTCCACCTTTGCAAGCCCTACCTTCTTAGACTGGGGAGAAGCTGATTACTCCTCCTACGCTGAGTCAGCCTACAACTTCATCGGTGATCTAGGTAGACGTAAGAACTCTCCTTACATCACCATCTTCATGAGGACTACTGAGTCTAGTTGGGTACTCCAAGGAGATGGCGCTTACCTCTTTGATAGGCCTTCCTCCCTTAAGGTGTCTTCCTTCTGGGACTTCAAGAAGATTGCCTCATCGTCTAAGCAGGAAGCTTACAGACTTAAGCACCCTATCGTAGTAGACCCCTTAGATCTTAACACTGTAGACTATCCGACCACTGTAGTGGCTACTCGTCTTAAGACTAGAGGCAGAGGCAGAGTCATGAGACTACGCTTCGAGAGCTCTACAGGTGATGACTTTAATCTACTTGGCTGGGAAACTTTAGACAGCAGGAACTCATCTTATTGACCCAAGTCCGTAAAGCACGATCATCCGACTCCCTAGACTTCGCTCTACTAGCTAAAGCATTCCTCAAAGAGAGTAAGTTTCCTTTCAACCTAGACGTGGCTAAACTCCTAGAGAACTTTGAGTTAGCCATTGAGAATCCTGACTTCTGTTTGTTCCTTCTAGAAGATGGAGGAGACTTAGTTGGTATGTTAGTAGGAGGGATTGCCTCACCTCTCTTCTCAAAGGACCGGGTAGCCACTGAGCTAGCGTGGTTCGTTGAGCCAGAACATAGGGACGGGAGAGCGGCTTATAAGCTACTAGCTTCCTATGAAAAGTGGGCTAAGGACTCTGGTTGCAGTTTTGTTACAATGGTTGACATAGACACACTTGAATCTCTAGAGCCCCTCTACACACGTAAGGGCTATACTTTAACTGAAAAGACATACGTAAAGGAAATTTGATATGGCTGCTTTCACGGCTTTGGCTCTTGGAGCCGCTGCGTCTACCATAGGCACTCTATCCTCTATCTCAGGACAACGTAAAGCCGCTAAGGCTCAACAACAGCAGCAGGCCCTAGCCACACAGAGAAGCCGTAGGCAGGCCATCAGGCAGGCTCAGCTCCAGAGAGCACAGGCTACAGCCACAGCTCAAGGACAGGGCTCACTGGGCAGCTCAGGGGCTATAGGAGGCATTGGAGCCTTGGGGTCTCAGCTGGGCGAGCAGTTCGGCTTCTCTACTCAGATGTCAGGACTCTCAGCTAATATAGCTTCAGGACAAAAGCAAGCCTCATTCGGGCAAGGACTAGCTCAACTAGGGGCCTTCGGGGTTAACTATGGTATGAGTCAAGGAGCAACCTTCGGTGGTCTCTTCCCGCCTAAACCTAAGATTAGCGGTGGAGGTGGAAAGTGACTATTTTTCCTGTCAACAAACTCCCCTCTCTTCCTCTTGAAGAAAACGGGGATGATGCTCCAGTAGATACTCGGAGTGCAGCTGTAGCTGATAGGGCTCTGACCTTACCTGCTGTTATCGAGACAACTCCTTTAGACACTATTGAAAATGCTGTTCTTAAGGACGGCACAAACATCACTGACGCTAAGAGCAAATCCTCAGTGGATATCGAGGCTATGGTCAACACTGCTTTACAGGAGGAAGTTACAGCAGAAGAGCTTGAGGAGTCGTTTGGCTCTGTTGTAGGGAAGACGAAAGTTTACCAAGAACTTGAAGACTACTACATAGAGCTGGGGATTCTGTTAGAAGACACAGAATATACCGAGACTGATATCAGGTACACGACGAACCTCATGATTGCTGAACAGGTCTTCAGGGATCGTCTGTCTGATGTTGAACGGGATACTGGAGTCGTTGGATACTTCGGAGACTTTGTTGATCGGTACATCATTAGACAGATTCCTATTGGAGCCTTGGAGGACTTAACCTTTAGAAGCGAGAGGAAAGGTGCTGATCTTCTGCAAGCTGCTCTAACTATGAACCCTAAAGAGTACAAGTCTTTCATAGAGGCTTACGCCGATGAGGCTGCTTCCGAGGGTTTCTTCGTTTCAGACAACTACTTCGCCCTACAGGCCGCTTATGATGAAGCTGTCAATGCAGGGTACGATCCGTTCGCAAAGCTTAACTCTATCCTCGCAGCAGCTGAACTAGTTCCCGGTGTTAAAGCAATACTTAAGTCAGGTAAAGCTTTGAAGTCCGGTAAGTCTTTATCTCAGGCTGACTCTGTGGTTGGTCGTGTAGCAGCCCTCGAAGGACAAGAAGCTGCGGCTGAAGTAGGGGAGAGAATCCTTAGGAACTCCCCAGAGGCTGACCCTGAAATCATAACTAAGATGGGGCCATCAGCTAACGATCCGGGGACAGCTCTTGTACGCCCCCAATCTGCTAAGGTCACTGAGATCCTCGAGGAGAATAACCTAGCTAGGACTGTTCTTGAGATGAATAGGAAAGGTGTCTTCGGTCGTGTAGCTGATCCTAAACAAATAGGAGCCTTGGCTAAGAGGGTATCAGACGACTACAAAGGGCGGGTAACTAACGCCCTCAACGACTATAAGATAAGGTACGACAATATAGGGAACCCCGTCCTTCACGTAGACTTTGGTACTCTTAAGAAAGGAACGCCCTTCACAGGTAAGAGAGCTGAAGCTAATGCAACAAAAGCAGCTCAACGGACAGGTGTCGCTGAGGCTAAAGCCGCGCCAGTAGACCCTGAGGACCTCAGTAAGGGTTACGTAGTTAGGGTAGAGAAGCGTCTAGACACCACAGGTTTGGCTGATGAGTTCGATGTGAACCAAGTAGAGTATGGCTTTCTTCGGGAAACTATGGCTCGTCTCTTCGGTTCTAACGCAGCTCTAGACGACGAGTACTTGACAGCTCTGGCTAACATGGCTGAAGCTGGTCAGTCGGCTATCAAGAAGGAAGCGAAGGTCTTTGAGAAGGCTCTTGTCGGGATTCCCCGTAACAGCCGGAAGGCTATCGTAAGAGTCTTTAAAGAGTTACGGGATGGCAAGGATGCCGCCCTTAAGGAGGGTTACACTCAACAAGAGTTTGCTGATAAGTTTAAGTCTCTGCACCCTGAAGGGTTGGCCCCTACCCAGAAGGATCTTGACGCCTTCGGAGCCCTTACCCACTTCGAGGATACTGCTTGGCTCCTCCGGGCTAACGAAGCACTTACTCGGTATGTCAAGAAGGACTACTGGTCCTTGGAGCTTCCCTCGGGGCGCACTATTGGTAAGCGTGTAGACACTGTAGACCCTGAGACTAAGGTCCTCAATGTCCATACTAATGCTGTCGAGGTGATTGACGAAGTAGGTGAGGTTGACATCTGGAGACTGGACATACCTCTTGAGGACGGCACCCAGTACATTTCTAATCCTTTGGACGTATCCATCCTAGACCATGCTGATGTTATGGGTTTCAACAGTGGTGGTCGTAGGATCAACCCTAAAGCTAATTACTTCATCACCCTTGATGGGGACACACCTAGGGCTATCATCACAGCCTTCAGTGGTAAGCAAGCTAAGAAAGGTGTTGACCAACTGAACAATATCCGTCTTCGTCTGAAAGAACTAGGTAAGGATATAAAAGACATCAAACCTACCGACGAGTTGGATGACCTTATCACGAAGAACAACGACTGGAATCCTTCTATCACCTCCTTTGAAGAGTTCGCAGCTCTGGTTTCCTCTAAAGGATGGGACCTTACTAAAAAGATCTCTTTCAAGGAGAGAGGGGAAGAGATCGTTGATGAGGCTGTCGACTCTCTACACCAAGGAGAGAAGTGGGATACGTATGTACGTACACAGCTCCACCGTTATGACGATGTCCTTATGGATTTTGGAGGAGGAGAAGCTTACAACGTAGACCCTGTTAATGCCATCCTCGACGAGTTTGCTAGTGCTACTTCACACTACACTCACAGGGCTTACACATACAATGCAGCTGCTGCTTGGACTAAGAGAGCACTCCGTAAGGGGTCAGGTGTGCGACGAAGTGAGGCATACCCTAAAGATGATTATCTAAACCAAGTACAACACGCCGAGATTACGGGGACTAGTCAAGTAGCTAACCGTCTACGTCACCAACGTAGTGTCATTAGGCGTAGACTTAAGATGAAAGGACCTCTCGAACAAAGGTTTGCTTCATACGGTCGAGAGGCTTCTGAGTATGTCTTTGACAAGACTGGTTTGAAGCTCACTCTATCTGATCCTTCAAACGCTCTGTTGAACATAGGCTTCCAGTCAGCCTTCGGCTTCTTTAATACCTCCCAGTTTTTCATGCAAGGTATGCATGCAGCTACTATCATAGCTATCTCCCCTAAACAAGGGGTGAGAGGAGCAGCAGCTGTCCTCCCCCTTCGGTTAGCCATGTCTGCTCCTACACCAGCTGCACGTAAGCTTGCTGTTAAACGTCTAGCCAAAGCTATGGGTGAGACTGAAGAGAACATGGATGAACTCGTAGAGTACATGCAGTCCTCTGGACGTACTGTCATGGAAGGAGACGCTATGGAGCTAGGTACTGGCCCTTCTTATGGTGCGTCAGGCTGGAAAGGGGAGAATTACCTTCCTTCAGCTGTGTCAGAAGGCCTAGATAAAGCTACTGTGGCAGGGCGTAAGGTCCTCGACCTTGGTTTGATCCCCTTCAACGCAGGGGAACGTCTAAGCCGTATGACTGGTATCAATACAGCCTTCTTCGAGTTCAAGGCTAAGTACCCTAATACGTCCGCTCTGTCTGACAAAGGTCGTGCGTGGATTACCGCAAGGGAGCAGAGACTCACCTTTGACATGACTGCTGCTGGTCGGTCTTACTTCCAGTCCGGTATCATGAAAGTACCTACTCAGTGGCTCTCGTATAGCTTCAGGTCTATGGAGGCTGTAGTCCTCGGGCGAGGCTTCACAGCAGCTGAGAGAGCTCGTCTGTTCGGTATGCTTGTCCCCTTCTACGGTCTGACAGGCCTAGGTTTGGAGAGTGCTGCTGACTGGGCTACGGAGAAGTTTGGTGTTGAGGACAAGGAAGCGTTCATCGCTATGAAGTACGGTGTCCTTGACTACTTGATCGCTGAACTGACCCCAGTGGAGACTGCGGTGTCCCGTAGGTTGGCCCCTATTACAGCCTTTACGGACCTGTACTCTAACATAGTAGGAGGAGAAGCTACTGCCCTAGAGGTCTTAGGCGGTCCCTCAGGGTCTATCGCTTCAGGTATCCTAGGGCAGTTCCACGAGGCTCTCCAAGAAGTAGCTGGAGGACATACCGTATCTCTAACACAGGATGCACTTAGAGTCCTTAGACAACCCTCAGGTATCGACAATGTAGCTAAAGGGGTCGGTATCATGGTCAATGGGATGTATCGTTCTAAAACGGGTACCGTGGTCCCTGTCGAACTAAAGACTTCTGATGCCCTCATCTCCTTCCTAGGCTTCTCTCCTCTTGAGGTAGCAGAATTCTACTCAAGACAAGGAGGTAAGTTCAACAGCTCTAAGGATTTGAAAGTCTTCTCCAAGGAGATGATGAAGGACTGGGACTCAGCCTTGCTTTTCTATGAGACCGATGAAGACAAGGGGGCTAAGATGTTGAGGGAGATCCACACTAAGATTGCTCTCTCGGGTTTCTCTGCCGACCAACAACAGAAGATCCGAAGGGACTTGATGAAGTCTCGTCCTGACAAGATCTACTTACTAGAACTAGACCTCATACGCAGAGAGAAGAACCTGTCTGCTACTATCCTTAATAAAACTTTAAGAGGTGAAGAATAATGGGAAGCCTTAATCCTACTCTCCAGTCTAATGTTCGTTTCTCTGAGGCGAGTTCACAGCCAGCCTCTCCTTTAGGCGCTGTTGCTGAGCTTGCCGGTTTGTTCACACAGAAACCTCCAGAGGCTAAAGGGCCTACAGCTGCTGAAGTCAAGTTTGAGAGGGAGTTAAACCTACGTCAAGGCTTAGCTGAGGGGTTGAACACAGCGGCTGAAATGAGGCGTCAGGGGGACGAGAAGGGGGCTTTACGGTTTGAGAGACAGACGAAGTCTCGCTTTGCCTTAGCCGGTGGAGACTTAGCTGACCCGGACATTGCGGCTATGGTCTTTAATCAGACTGGTCAGGATATGGGAGACCTAGGTTTCTCTCCTGAGGAGCAGACCTTTCAAGAGCTTCGTAACTCCCCTGAGTTCTCTAAACATTTCCTTGCTGCGAAAAACCGTAGTCCTGACGCTAGTCAACAAGAACTTGAGAGCATGGCTCTAGTGGACCTTCAAGGGTCTATCGTCAACGAACAACGTATTGCTCAGACTAAGGTCAACTGGAACACTAGAGAGGGCCAGCAGTCTCGTGTTGAGAAGATTACTACTTGGCGTGAAAGCAACCTAGGAGCCTTGTCTGCTATTGGTGATACTGGACGTAAGATTGGCCGACAAGATATTCAAGCTACGATCCTAGACTTCGAGAACCTTAAAGCTGAAGTCTTAGGGAGTCGTCCAGTTGGGCTGTCTGCTGAGGAGTGGGCTCCTATTGAAAAGCTTATGGCTCAGACTACCTCCCAGCTTAAGACGGTAGAGACACTTACGTCTAACACTGAGCTAGGTGCTGAGGCTGTTGGTGGTTTTGTTGAGGCTCTTGACTTCCTCCACCAAGAAGGAGATATCACTCTCGTTGAACGTAACATCGCTGTTGCTACCCTTACCACCAAAGAGGGTTCCACCCTTATGACTACAGGGGCTGTCCCTATCGACAGACTCAAAGGAATCTTCTCAGCAGCTATAGGTGTTACTACTGAAGACCTCCAAGCTAGTATTGATGTCGGCAACGGGGACAGTACTGACCCTGCTGAGACAAGTCTGACGCCCTTCTCCACCACAGAGCTTAATCAAGCCTCTGAAGGAGACCCTAAGATAAACCTCCAAAAAGCTAATGACCTTATCTTCCTATCTTCTAGGGCTCCTATCACTAACAACCCTGAATCGACTGAGAGGTGGGTAGCTCTAACTCAAGCTGGCCTAGCCAACACCTACGCTATGGCTGCTGACCATGAGGGGTGGCTGACAGGCAAGGGGTACAGAGATCTATTCAACTCTAAGTTCTTTAGAGGCCTTGAGGATGTTGGTGCTTTGGATAAGAGGGTTTACACGAGTCTTTACAACAAGACTATTGAAGCTATCGACGTAAACCTAGCGGCTGTACGAGCTAACATCTCCTCTCGTGCAGGGGAAGGTCTTGTCCAGTATGATCGTAGGACGAACAGCCTCTCCTTTGACATCGAAGCTTTCAGAGTAGACCCTAGGTTCCCTCCCCATGTCAAAGATAAGTTTCTGGAGAGGCTCGACTTCTACGGAGGAGACATCCAAAGGTTTTTCAAAACTGAGGCTTCTGATATTAGTTATCAGATGCTAGGTACCCTACAGGACGAAGGTATCCTAGACCGTATTGATGCTGTGAGGCAGCTAGAGGGTATCAAGAAACGCCTTAACAATCTTCCTCTTAGTCAAGAGCTGTTGTCTGGTGGTGATGGTGTTACGGATGCTGGCGGTTCTCAGGAAGCAGACGCCCTTGCTCCTTCAGCCACCGGTGCTCGCCCTATCATCTTAGACACCTTGGATAAGGTAGAAGGAGGAGGTAACTATGACACTCTCTTCGGTCACTCGCAAAGAGAAGGGGGCCAGTTCGCTGGTGTTCGTGTTAGTCAGATGACTATCGGGGATCTCCTAGCCTTCTCCGGTGATAGGACTGAAGGATCGTATGGTAAGTGGGTACAAGGGAGAAACCCCAAGGGAGCTCTGGCTACCCCAATGGGTCGTTACCAGATTGTAGGAACCACCCTTGCTCAGACAGCTAAAGAGATGGGGCTTCATAGCAATATCCGGTTCACTGAAGAGGTTCAGGATGCTATGTTCCATCACCTAGCTAAGAAGTCCTTGGCAGGTAAGACAACAGATGCTGCTAAACGTAAGGCTATGCGAGGCACTTGGGACGGTTTCAACCACGTATCAGACGCTGAACTAGATGCAGCTATCGCTGACTTCGAGGGTCGTCCTGTACCAGCATATACTGAGCTTCAAGGCTCTGTGGGGGTAGGGGAAACAAGTCCACGTCCTGTGGCTCGCCCTGAGAATCTGGTCACAACCCAGAACCAAGCTCCTGACACCTCTATCCGCCCTGTAGCACGCCCTGAGAGCCCTTCAGAGGCCCTCTCAGGTGAGCTTGAGGAACCTCAGGCTACCGAGGTACCTAAGAGGGGGGAGGAGGCTCCTAAGCGCTCTCCTGAGGTAGCACGAGAGATCTTAGAAACTGTAGCAGCTGAGCAGAAAGCTTTCCTTCAGCGTATCTTCGGTACTGAGGAGCTGCTTCTTAAAGCTATCCAAGATGGTACTATCACACTGGAGGACTTGAAGGGTGTATAAACTAGGAAGTAGAAGCATCAAGAGACTGGAGGGGGTACACCCTGATCTAGTCAAGGTGGTTGAGAGAGCCATCGAGATTAGTGAGATTGACTTCACAGTTTTGGAAGGTAGACGTACTTACCAGAAGCAGAAGGAGTACTATGCAGCTGGTAAGACAACTACTATGAACTCAAGACATCTAACAGGTCATGCTGTAGACCTAGCTCCTTGGCCTATCTCATGGGCTTGGCCTAAGTTCCACCTAATCTCTAACGCTATGTTCCAAGCAGCTGATGAACTGGTCATCCCTCTTCAATGGGGTGGTCACTGGAAGTCCTTCCCGGATGGCCCACATCACCAATTGCCTTGGTCGGAGTATTCATGATGCCTACAGGTCCTGCAACAGACAACAAAGTAGTTAATGGTATTCTAACAGCTGCCATCCTCGGTCTTATCTCTTGGAATCTACTGACTACCCACGAGCTAAGTCTTCACGTTGCTCGAATTGAGGCTCAGATGGATCTCTTCCATACGGGTAATATCCGGTAGAGAGAGAAGACTATGAAGACTAAGAAGACAGGGAAGAGGGAACTAGGTTGGTTATTTGCCGGGATACTATGTTATGAAATCTTTATCGGTAATGCTGAAATGGTTGAGGTCATTGTCTGGCCCTTCGTTACGTTCATTGCTGCTGCTGCTAGTATTCATGTCTATGGTGGGTTGCACAAAGATGGGAGCACTTTCGTTTCTAACAGGGGGAGGACCCAACGTAGCGGCGAACACACAGATAGGGAAGACCAACAACCAGACCCTAGGAAGTAATATAACCAATGCCCCATCTGTCTCTATCAGACCTAAGGCTAGGGTCGATACAGTAGATCAGAGTTCAGATACAACTAACAACTACCAGCTACCTACATGGGTATGGATCATAGGTGGTATCCTCTTCATCATAGGCTGGGTAACAGATACTCCAGCTACCTACATCTCCAGATTCAGCAGAAGGAACAAATGAGTCATGGCTAAGAAAGCAACCATCACTGACGTATCCACTGGGTACCAGTCTAACACTACTATGAATGATAACTTCGAAGCCTTAAATGATGCCTTCGATAATACTTTATCCTTGGACGGATCAACCCCTAATGCTATGGGTGCTGATCTTGATATGAATGCTAATGATGTCCTCAATGCTGGGGTAGTCAACTCAGGTAGGCTAGTCTTAGGGGGTACTGAGGTGTCCGTCTCTGATCTAGCTAATGCAGCATTCATCTACGCTAAGGAGTATGGTACTGTATCTAACATGTTAGATGACACTCAAGTCTTTACAGCTGGTCAGTACCTTCATGTGATTGAGGGAGACTTCTCCTATAAGGTTGTTCTTAGCTCAGGTCATGTGTCTAATGCTGGTGGGGTGCAGTTGAATGTGCTGCCGGGTGCTGACGGGAAGTTTCAAGCTGAAGCTTTTGGCGCAAAGGGTGACGGCACCACAGACAACAGCCCCGTGTTTGTAAAGATCAACACCTACCTGAGCACCCTCGGTGGAGGTGTGGTTACTACAGGCGGGGGCACGTTTAGTTTTAACTCTAATGTTCCCATCACAACATTCTTCGATCTAGACCCGCTTAACACGACAATTTTTGAGAGGAACTATTCCCCGAGTGTGGATGCCGATGGTATTTTTTCTTACGGGACTGGGAGTTCATACTCAAGCATCCGGCGAGGCATTCTCCGGTCGAAGATTGGCCAAACCGGAGGCTGTCTAATCAGTATTGTTGCTGGCGCAAGTGACGCATTGGGTCTGTATGACTTTCAGGACGTTAACTTCACAACGACTGACGCGGCAGGCACCACTGGGACGCATGACTACACCATCTACATGGACGGCACCGCTAAAACATCCGCTCCCGTAGGTATTCGCGGCGTGACCTTTAGGGGATGCTCTGCCTTCGGTGCTGCAACAGCCACGCTTCATGCTCATGGAGTCTTAAAAGGCGGCTGGTTCGGTGGTGGTACATATACTGCCGGGGGTGCGGCCACAAGCAAGGTTGAGTTTAGCGGAACATCTGGCGTGAAGTCGGAAGCGTGGAAGTTTGATCCAACAGACAACACCTGCCCGATTAATGTTGATTATGCTGAGTATGCTGAACTCTCACCACCAAAAGCTGGCGCTGTGACAAACACCAGCAATGCACAATACTGCTCCTTTAAAGGGTATACGACAAGTATTCAGAATAATTGGTCAGACAGTGTTATTCATTCCATGAATCCTGCGGATGGCCTAAATCAAGATGTTCCAATAAAGGTTCGCGGCGGAAAGTCTCTAACTGGTGAGTATGCAAGCGGAAATGTTACGCTTGGGCATGTTGGTCAGGAAGGAACGACTGTCGTGGCATCCGGGGAGACGTTTACATTTGACTGCGGGTCTAATAAGCTTTTCACAATCCATAAGGGCGGCGGGCAGGCGGCGCTGTGTTTTGCGTCTTATACAGGCTCGACTGTATCCATCCTTGCAGGCGAAACTTCCGTGTATGTTAATACTGCGACACCTAGCGCATCTGAAATAGGCATCTCTACAAGCACTAACGATCATACGGTTAGTATAAAGAACGGGACGGGTAGCCTTGAAAACATCTCAGTTTCGCTTTTGGGGACAACCCCAACAGGTTCAACCGATCCTGTTTAAGGGATCACCCGTGCATCTACAAACAAAAGGCCCCTTGGAAAACAAATCCTTGGGGCCTTAAGTTATTTTATGATCCTTGATTTAAGTCAGGTCTATCAACTGAGATACACTCTAGAAGTGCTACGTAGAACTGCTTATCAGGGGCTAGCTTCTTGTTAGTTGTGTGGATGTTCTGCATGACCGCTTTGTTGGCTGTCTCACAGGCCTCCATAGTAGGGAAGGGACGAGTAACAGCAACACATGATGTCTCAGGTGACTGGATAGCCAGAGAGTTACTACATATGAGAGCTATCGCTAAGGCGACGTTAGACATGTCAGTTCACCGGAGTCAGGTGAGTGACTGTTGAGGTCCCCTCAAGGGCCTTATCGTCTACTTCCTGTCCTTCTTGGACCCACTTCACAAGCCACTCGCATGTCTCCTTGTAGTCCTCAGGGCTATACTTAGCGTGTACTAGTTCTAGGGCAACAGTAAGCCGTAGGGATACTTCATTCATTATTGTCAATCTCCTCTAATAGTAGTTCTAGGTAGTGGATGGCTTTGAGGATGTCCTCCTTACCATTCTTCTGTTTATAACGGCACACATATTTAATCGCATTACCCTCATACCACCCTATTCCATTCTTCCTGATGAACTCACCGGGTTGGATGGGTAGGGTTTTATAATGCTCGCCTCCAATCTGCTTCTCTGATGCTTTATCCTTTGTCATTAGTCAAGGCCTTCCATGATACAGGGTACAATAGTGACATCTCCTTATCCATCTCCTGAGCTACTAGTCTGCTCTCATACTGTGTGTCTTCCTTAAGACGTAGGTTACACATGTCAGCGAATGCGTCTAAGCTACCTGACCAGTACCACTCTGTCATCATAGACTGAGGGAGGACCATACGTGCTTGCTCTGGTGCGCAACCGTCATAGATCATCTGGTCATACAAGTCTTTAACCTGCTCCATCGCATCGTCTAGCTGATTAAAGTCTGGTTGCCATGACCCTTCACTCCCCTGTTTCTTATCGGAACTGCGTCCACGCCATACATCAGGTACATAGAACTCAGGCTCACTATCCACATACCTCCGAGAGATCTCATTCCACCTAAGGAACTTATGTTTCACCAGCTGCCTAGCTACAAAGACAGGAGCCTTGACATGGAAACTAGCGAAGCAATGACCGAAGGGTGAGATGTGTTTATGTTTAGCTAGGTACTCAATAAGCTTCTCATCCTTACTCTTCAATCTTAGGAGAGAAGGATCACAGTCCTCGAAGGGTTCCTCTAACTCACTCTGTTTACCGAAGGAGACCCGTGCTGCGTTAACAACACTAAGGTCTCCTCCCATACTATCAATAAGTGTTGCTTTAATCCCTGTCATGTTAACTCCCAATATCTACAATTTCACAAACATCTCCTGAGCAAGCAAGACTCTGCATTGCCACTGTGTTGTCCTCTTCTTCATAAGCCCCTAGCCCAGTCCAATCAATAGAGTCAGGAGAGAGCTTAACCATCTGGGTGTAGTCTGTCTTACCAATCTCCTCGTAGGGTGCCTGCTGGTATACATGGTCATCATAAGGGAGGAAGGATACACCTGACATCTCATCGAAGTGTTCATAGACAAAGGCTCCCACCTCAAACCACTCATCAGGTTTAACATTGATAGTGACTGATGGTTTATGCTCACACCAATGACGTTGGAAGATGAGCCAAGTCTTCAGTTGATCCAGTGCTGTCAAGTCCTTGGTCACTGTTGCACCCTTAGGTGCCTTAACAGGGAAGGAGAAGACAGTAGTGGAGTCTCCCTTGTAGACACATGGTTCACTCATCACACCCTTATCAATCATAAACTGAGTCATGGGGTCTTTATTGTCCCCTCTCACCCGCCGGATATAGTATGGAGCGTAACGAGCATGGATACCGCTAGCAGAATCCACGAGCTGAGAAACAGTGCCACTTGGTTTGACGCATGTGATTGCTGTGGCAGCAGGGATATCAAACTTGTCAGCCCACTCACGATTAGTATCCACGGCAACAGACTTAAGATGCTCAAGGGTCTCCTCCAGTCCTTTGTTCTTCACAGTAAGAAGCTTATTGTCCATGATCCCTGTAAGAGACACACCTAGGAGTCTTTCTTCTTCAGTGTTTCTCTGCCAGATCTTCCGTAGATATGGGAACTTTGTGTAGGTAGACTGGATAGTCCCCAGAATTGTTGCCAAGCGGACCTTTCGTTCCAGATCTTCTAGGGTATCTTCAGCACGTACTACTACCTCCGTTAGGTTACAGAATTGATAAGGGCGTAGGATGATCTCAGAGCATGGGTTAGTACCAAACTCATAGTCAGCTTCCCGTCTACCATTCTTAGCTGCTTGTTTCTTACTAGCCTCACGGTTAAACACTCCTCGCTCACCTGACCCACTCTCAGCTAGTGCTGTCCATTCACGAAGGAAGGACATAGCATCAGGCTTCTCAGTGTAGGCTACTGAGTTGTTAGCCAAGAACCTATGCTCAGGGAAATGCCCAGTCTTAGCATGACGCATACGGTCATCACTCAGGTTAGACAGAGAGATCATAGCACTTCGACGTACACCACCTACTACCACTACCTCACCGATCTTGCACATAAGGTCATGAGCCTCAATAGAGGAGAGCTTACGTCCTTGAGCACCCTTGAAGGTGGCTACTGTGAAGTTGAATAGATCAACCAAAGGAGCTGGACCTGAGGCTCTACCACCGAAGGTCTTAAGCTTAGCACCAGCTGGACGTACCTTAGAGACATCCCACTTAGGTACTTCACCTGAGTAGAGGAGGGCGACTACTTGACGCAGACCCTTAGCCCAACCTTCCTTGCTGTCAGGCACCACCACTGTTGTCTCACTCTCGTAGAGGTCAGGTACATCAGGTAGCTTAGAGACGTACTGTCGCTCTACTGAGAACCCTACACCTGTCCCGCAGAGGAGGATGAACATAGCCTCATCGAAGGACTTAGGGTCATCTACTGGCAGGTAGGAGCAGTTATACCCGCATGTGTTGTCTCTCTCAAGGGCCTTGCCAGCCGTCATCATGGCTCGCATCGAGGGCATTACCTCTAGGTTTACCACAGCTTCGTATAGTTCTGTGCTATCCATAGGTCCTACTACATTCTCAAAGTACCGTTGGACAGTCTCCTCCCAAGTCTCTCGTCGCCCCTCCTCAGGGAGCCATCGAGCATAGCGTGAGGTGGCGATAAAGGTCATATAGTCGTTCATGTATGTTTACTTCCTCGTTCTTGTTTGTCAGTCTCTAGCCAGATGATACGATCAATGTCTCCACGGTTGATACCGATGTCTGCTAGTTCTCTATCTGTCAGCTTGTTGAGTTGTTTGATAGCGTCCCGGTGCTTACGCCATGAGCACAGGTACAGCCAGTATCGTTGTACGATATTCATACTAGGTCTCCTAGGTCTACCTTAGGGTAGCTCTTATTCTTAATAATCTTACCATCTTCTCTTCGTTTAATGGTGCCATCAGGTTGGCGCATACGACCCATGTTATTCTCATGTACTCTCTTGATAGCCTCGTCTAGGTTCCACCCTTTAGCGTACGCATAGCCATAGATGACATAGACGAGATCACTAAGTTCTTTGATCTCTTCTTCGTCTTCATCTGCATATATCCACTCTTCGTACTCTTCCAGAATCAATTCGACATAGAGAGCCTCTGTGGGTTCCTGCCCACTCACAGCTTGGTACTCTTCTACCATATCAGCTGGTGTGTTAATAAATAGGTCTAGTTGTTTCTCACCCATGTTCTTCCTCAAAGTACTTGTCCGCATCAATCATCGCCTCCTCTATCAACCATCTAAGCACGTACTCTTGCTCAATGTCATTGTCCTCTAAGATCTTCTCTAGTCCATATGACAAGATGAGTAACTCCAGTTGTTCATCGCTTAGCATATTCTCTCTCAAGTCTGTCCATTGAGATGAACTCAGGTTCGAACATACCACCCTCAGTGTCTCTCATGAGGACTACTCCATGCCACCAATCTAGATTCGCTTGCCCGGCCCATGATTCCTCATGTCCTTTGTAGCACCCGACCACCATACCAATACTGCTTGCACCATCTTTAAAGTACAGATTACGTTTATGAGAATGACCACAGACAGAAGAATTATGGCGATTGTTGATGACTGAATAAGCATGATGTAGGCCAGAAGTAGCTGAGCCAAAGTTACCAGAACTAAAGAAGTGGCTGAAATCGACACCATTGTAGTTAGCGATGGCGGGGCCACCATTTTGGTACTCGTGGTACTCGTCGAACCACTTGCCTGTTTGAAGATGGCCGAAGGATACCCCGTGTTTCTGTCCCTCCATCCGTGGGTACTCTGCAAGGTACTTCCTGATCCTATTCTCATGGTTCCCTTCGAAGCCGATCCACGTAGGCCTCTTCTTCTTAGACTTTTTAAACCTTTTCCTAAGCCTTTCTTGAGAGTCATTGTACACCTCAATATCTTTCTCGTATGACTGAGCTACTAGAGCCTGTGGGTACCGTGTATCGTAGGAGTTAAGGGACTTCATGTCAGCCCCATCCCCTAGGTCAATAACCATATCAGGTTTAGTGTCGTGTATGTAGCTGCCTAGCCAGTCGAACCTCTCATTAGAGAAGGATGGATCCGCATGTGCGCAGCTGTATACTAGAATATCTTTACTCATCTTCTTTCCTTTCATACTTACCTATGAAGGTGTAATCCTCAAACCCGTCCTGAGTCTCTTCGTCACACCACTGCCAATCGTCGTACTCCTCATGGTACCATAACCAGACAACTTTAGGGTGTTCCACACTACTCATCTCTCTTCACCTCCTCATAGTAGAACTCTAGGTTCTCTACATACCAAGTCATCGTGTCCGGTTTAGTCTTCTTGTAAGAGACTACCTCCTCTTGACAGGTATGTAGGTTAAGCTTGACTAGGACGTAGATATGATCATCAGTACTCATAGACTTTATCCTCCAGTCTAGTATCTGCTAGTTCCTTCTTAGCATCCTTGATAAGTTTCTTAGTTACAGAGCAATCCTGAAGCCAGTAACCTAGGAGGCCGTATAGCTCCTCTGCTTGGTCAAGAGTAAGGACAACATTGACATCGTCATCAAACCCTGCATCCTTAAGCACTAACCATACATCACCCTTGTTATCGTCTACATCAATTAGTTGCATTATACAAGTCCTTCCATTTCCCAATCCTCTTTACACGATTCTTCTAACCACTCATCAGGTATAGTCTTGGCTGCGTACTGGAAGTCATGTCGCTTACACCATTGAGCATATGTCGTCTTGCTTACCTTGCTAAGCCTAGCGTTAGGGTTAGAGAAGACAAACCTGATGTCTAGGTGAGGGAACTGCTTCTTGATACTAAGGTGCTTGGCTCTATCAGTTGCCACAAACCTACCTTTAGTCTCAACCACAATCCCATTACCAAGGATGAAGTCAGGTGTGTACGTTCGTACCTTGAAGTCCTCCCACTTAATCTTACGCTCCTCATAGGTGAACTTAACCTTCTTCTTCCTTAGGTAGCTGGCTGTGTCCTTCTCTAGTCCGCTACGATAACCATACTTAAGAGCTGCTTGTCTAGCCTTCAATGCTTTTCCTGTCTGATGCTTAGTGATCCGCTGTTACCTCCATCATTCTAGGTCCTCAACACTACGTTCCTTGCCCTTCTCTAGGACCAAAACGTCTAGGTAGTAATACTTAGGGGCTCCTGTGGGGCCCTTGTACATTACACCGACCTTCTCCACTTGGCAGTAACGGTTGACCTTAGCAAGGGGCTTGTAGACTTCCCCAAAATACTCTGGGTTGCCTTTGTGAAACACTCTGTCTCCTTCTCGGAAGTAATCAAACTCAATGTCAGCGCACTCTACAGAGTAGTCAGGCACACACGCTGTGACTAGAACTAGGGGTACTATTAGAATTAATTTTCTCATGTCACTTCTTGCATCCTAGGTTTATGTTTCAAATCGGTGAAGAAGACAGGACCACGAGCACTGACGAAGGTACGTAGTCCGGTATGACAAGAATGTTTGTGGTCACAGTATGAACAATTGACCCCCAGCTTGTAGCTACCATTGTGTCTGAAGTCTCCATCAGCTTTACGTCCTTTCCAGTATCCATCTTCCTCGGGTTCAAAGCCTCTGACAGGAGGTTCGGGTGCATCTACCATTTCCTTTCTCTCTTTGATGAACTCTTCCTTAGTCTCTAGCTCAGGGGTCAGGTCATACATGTCGAGGCATAGGGTGCCATGCACCTTGTCGATCACGAGGAACCCAGCATTTACTTTGTCCTCTACCAGTGGGTCATCTTGGCTGGAGTAGAGGTAGGAAGATAACTGACCGATGTAGCCGAAGGGATCGTCACCTCTTAGTTTGTGCTCCTTAAACTTCTTGAAGGAGAAGGGAGAAGCTGACTTAACGTCGATCAAGACACCATCAATAACACAGTCTCTATGTCCTTTGATACCTTGGATCTCACATACATCTTGCTCTCCTTCAACTGTATGTCCAGCTGCTAGGGCTAGAGAGATGAGCAAGTCCTCGAGGATATCTCCGTACAAGAACTTTAAGTGTGTGTTAGCTGATAGCTCCTCTCCTCCTTCATGTTGGTTGACAGTATACCAGAGCTTACGAGCACATGGTTGACCAGCGTTAGACATCCTGATAGAAGGCTTGTACTCCTTACCAGAGGAGGGTGAGAGACGGGACATCATGGTGTCACCCAGACGTCCCTTGAAGTAATCATTGATCACCTCGTCCCACCCTCCCTTGGAGGAGACAACCTCGTAGATGTCAGCTACGAGAGTGTCTAGTGTTTTCATACTAGTCCCAAGACTCCTCGTCACTTACACGTTCTTCAATCTCAACAGCCTTGAGTACCTTCACTGACTCCAAGCGAGTACCCGGACGGTAGGCTGTAGTGTAGACGGACAACTCAACTTCAATCTCTGAGCCATTACCAAGAGAACCATCATCCTCAAAGGACCATGCTGTCCCATCAGCTTTAGTTACCTGAGGGGCACCTGATGCCCAGTCAAAACGATCCTTATGTTTACGGACAAACTTGACAGAGAAGTTACCATCGTCATCGAACTTCCCTTTCTTAGCTGACCCTGAGTCTTTAAGGATCTGCTTATTCTCCTTATCCAAGACAACATCAATAGTGTATGCCCCATCAAACTCTACATAAGCACCTTCGAAACCTTGCATGTCACGGTTATCTTCGAAGACACGAGCCCATTGAGCTTGACCTTTAAGTGTAATTTTCTTTGTAGCCATTAGTATAGTACCTTTCTTTGTTCTTCTTTATAAGACAATAAGAAGTCTATAAGACTCTCATGTATCTCTTCTCCATCAAGAATATAATAACCTTCTAAGTCATCCTTGATGATATCTGGTGTTTCATCTACCTCCATTTGCTCTCCTTAAGTATAGTTATACACTAAGAATCCCCTCTTGTCAAGGGAAATCTTTAACATCAGTGAGTTTCTTTCCAATCTTTACCGATTACATAGTCTCCTGCTAGGGGGCAGAAGAGATCAAACTTCTCCCCAGTTTCTTCTAGAGCCTTACACTTCAGCTCACCTAAACGTACCGCTTCCTCGTATGTAGGGCACTCAGACTGCCACTCATCATGCACCATATCTACTTGTCTGAACCTGATGCCTTCATCCTTAGCTAACTGTCTCCATAATACATTGGCATGTTTCATAATCACAGCTTCACCATTCTGTAGGTACCCAGCTAACATGAGGTGTTGGCTTGAGCACATAACCTTACGACCATCTAGTCCGTAGAAGTATCCTCTTACAGCATCCCTAGGGATCATACTAGTCTTGATCTTCTTAAGTTCAGGGAGGCTGTCAAGGAAATTCTTCTCAGCTGTCTTAGCTTGGGCTACTGAGCACTGGAGGATAGATGCAATCTTAGGGAGACCAGCACCTAGGAGCCACGCATAGATGAAAGTCTTCGAGTCATCCCTAGTCCTACAGATAGGACCTAAGGCTTGCTTGTTAAGGTTGTGGATGTCAGTCTCATCTTCCTTCTTACCTGACACAATAGCGTCACGATAGGCTTCTGACTGCATGTAGTGAGCTAGGATACGTAGTTGGATACCCTCAGCATCAGCACCTACAAGGTAATGATCAGTCTTGAAGAGAGCCCTAAGGTCAGCATCATACTTAGCCTTAACTTCTTCGACAGCCGACCGTGGTTTACCTGAGAAGATAGAAGGAATGTTAGCTTGGTTAGGGGAGCTGTGAGACATACGTCCTGTCCATGCACCAATGTGCCAGAACTTACCATGTATCCTACTGTCCTCTTGGACAGCCTGTAGCCACTCCTCAAGGCTGCTCCTGCGTCCTTCTAGGGTGAGCCACTTGGCAAGGTCCTTAGCAGCCTCAGGGGCGCTCTCAGGGAGTGTCTTAAGGTTCTCCTCTGAGCACTTCCATCCGTAGTGTTTGTAGTGATCAAGGTCTCTTGGTTTACCCAAAGAATTCTCCCGGTAATTTAAAGTCCATAGGATGATTCAACCACTTCTCAACTTTCTCTTCATACGCCCACTTAGCTTCCTTATCTTGAATGGAGAGCCACAGGGAGCCATACCCCGCCCCGTCTTGCATTGTTCCTTTCTCGTGGTTACAGAACACCCAGCCTTTATCTCTATATCGGTGTAGATGTTGTGTCATTCTAAGAACTCCGCTGGTAGAGTAAGTTTGAACGCATCTCCCGTCGTATAAGGCCAGATACATCCCATCTTTAAGTCCCGAGAGAGGAGACTGGCGTGTGTGTAAATTCCTCGAAGACCATCTGACAAGACATAATCTCCGTCACGTTCCTTGCTCTTTCGATAAAGTGACAGTCTTCCCTTTGTCTTCCGTATCTCTATAACTTCTACCATATTCAAAGGACTCCTCTATCCATGCGTCTTCAGCTATTGTTTCTTTGATTGAGGCTGCACAACTAGAACAGTAGTAGTCGTCACCCCACTTAGCAGTCTTCTGTGCGTTACAACATTTACATCTCATTCTAGGAACTCCTCGGGGATAAAGGATATACAACAGGTGACTCCTTTAAGGCTTCTATTTTCAACCCAACCTTGTATGTCCTTGCCAGTCCTTAAGTCTTTGAAGTAGCCTACACGAGACAGTTTAACGTAGACCCCATCATGGCCTTTGTTCCATATAAGGGTAGTCCCTGCTCCATAGTTCTCGTAGTCTTTCTCTCTCAGTTTCATTCGAAGAACTCATACGGCATGTAGAAACTTTTACTTCTGTCACCGTAGGCCAAGCTTGTGCCATTCTGAAAAGAATCTTTATTAAAGAAGGTCTTTCGCTTTGACATACTCAACCCACCGGACACACCGTAGGCTCTCTTCACGCTAATACATCCATCCTCTTTAATCACTCCAGCTCCGTTAGGTAGTTCCCGCCATGTGAGCCCCCCGCAGTACTCTTTATATTCCTTCATCCTTAGTCTACCTCCTCTAGTGTAAATGTTTCAGGGTCAAAGATAACCTGACCAGCGTAACCAGTATACGATGTAGGTCTATTCTTAACTACTGTCAGTGTTGTAGTGTTCTTCACATCCTCGTCAGTAGACATCTTATCCCTGCTTAGCTTGACAACAACATGTGCTCTCTTGCTGATCATACGTGAGTCTCTGACCTGACCATCATCATTCTCATGTGCAATGGTGATGATACCTACGTTAAGCTCGGCAGACATCCTAGCTAGTTGGGAAGACATGTCCCTGAGTATAGGCTCAACCCCATCCTTAGCGTCAAGAGAGTAAGCCAAGTCTTGGATAGGCTCGAACATAATGTACTTACAGTCGCACACCTCAGCAAAGTACCTGACTCTATCCAAGATGAAGCTAGCATCAGCGTCAGTGTCAACACCAAACTGATAGAAGTTACCATCAGCTGTCATCTCTTCGATAGCCTCTAGTACTTCTTCTTCAGGTGTCCCTCTGTAGGATGGGAGAAAGACTTGAGCTAAGTTACCCTTCTCATCAGGTTGGAACTCCGAGTCTTGGATAGTTACATTCTTCTTCAAGTGGTAAGATGCAATGCCTAGGAGGCCTCTCTTCTTAGTCTCTTCAAGGTGCATAGTAGCGAAGGGGATAGTAGGATACTCAGACAAGAGGGTGTACTCCAGCTTCCTCATCAACTCAGTCTTACCGACACCCTCTGGCGCTTGGATAACTGTGAAGGCACCTTGAGCTATGCCACCTACTGAGTCATCAAAGTCCTTGATACCTGTCGGTACCATAGCGTAACCAGTGTCCCCTTTGATAATGTCCTTGAACTCAGCGGGAGAGTTGAAGACACCTGAGGGTGTGAACTTAGTCTTAGTATTCCAGAAGGCAAACTTGAAGTCGTCCCCATCACCAGCCTGAAGGAACTCATTAGCATCCTTGTGTTTAGTGAGAAGTACTCGGTAGGTCTTAGAAGGGAAAGCCTTATAGATCTTCTCCGCTGCCTTAGCCCCAGCTGGGTCATTCTCCATACACAAGACAATATGATCGAAGGAGTCTAGGTAATCATGGCAGTTCTTAAGGAGATGTTTAGAGATACCAGCTGAAGGTAGACCAACAACAGGGATCTTACCTTCAAGCATCTGATAGGCACTGGCTGTATCTTCTTCTCCCTCTACAATGACAATGAACTTGTGAGACCCAGCGTTGAACTTATCCATACCGAAGAGGTGGTCCCCTGTGAACCCTCTATTCTTGGTGAAGTCCTTGGGTAGGTATCGGTACTTGTCCTTGTGGGGATAAGGATAGACACGTCTAACCATCTTACCTTTGTCATCAAAGGAGGTGAGGATACCGTACTTCCTAGCAGCCCTAGGTTTAATACTCCGGTACTCAACACCTTCTCTGTCGTCTAGTTCAGGGTGCATGTAGCTACTCCCTCCTGTTTCTCTATTAGACCCACCACTCTTCTCGCATTGGTGACAGAAGAAACCTCCATCAGCCCACAAGGAGTAGCACTCATGTCCCTTGCAGTGAGGACAATCAAGGTGCGTCTTAATAGGGTCATCTGTTCTTGCATTCATCTGAAGAATCCTTCTGGTAATCTGAAAGAAAAAGACTCACCTTCAGCAGACTGAGGGACCCAAGCATGGAAAGACTCCTCAACTTCTGGTGCGTCAATAAGGTATACGGCTTCCTCTAATCCGAGGCGGCCTAAACCCTCTTGCATCCACTCTTCGTGGATATCAAGGAAGACCCAATCCCTAGACTGATCCCATTTATAAAGTGCCTTGCCCGTACTCATTCTAAGAATTCTCCCGGTACCCTGAACCTCAGGTTACCTTCTCTATGGTAGCCATTAACCTCTAAGATTCCTTTAAAAGTGCCACAAGGGTCGACACTGAACATATCCTCAAACCAGCCTTGTGTACGAAAACCTTTTGTATAGCCAAAGATATTCCTTGACCACTCATCAGGTTTATTATAGTCATCACTTCTCCCTTGGTATAGTCCGGGCCTAAGCTCTGTCATTCTAAGAACTCCTTTGGTAGTAGGTAACTGCTAGGTTGACGATAGGACCAACCTGTACTTGTTAAATCACTATGTATACGAAGGTTGCCGACGACACGAGCGAAGCTATTCATAGTGATCACCCCTTGCCCCTCCCGGTATAGACCGCAACAGTCCTCAAAAGTCTTCATCAAATCAGAATTTCTAGGCATACGTACCTCCTTTACGTGCTTCTCTGATAGCCTTGATATGACCTTCTGTCTTCTCATGTGGGTTCCACCCAGCTTCCCATAGGGTATCAATCCTATCTTGAGGAGACCCCGGATTGAAATCTTTGTAGTCGTAGCACACTAACTCATCCCCTTCTATCTCAGTCTTAGGGTGCTCAGACAGAGCTGTTATGACATTGGAGAAGAGAGAACCATCCTTCTTAGTACGATACTTAATGCGTTTAGACTCAACCAGCTTAGACCCGAAGGCTGCTCTAAAGGACACCTCAAGCTCCTCCTTCTCTTCCTTGATCTGGTCAAGTAACTCCTTAGCTCTGTCAACATCAAACAAGAAACCATTACGCTGCATGTTAGAGCAGATAGCAGCCATCTCATGTTCAACCTTCAAGGCTTGTTCCCACTTAGGGTCCTTGATATACTTCCAGAAGTAGTTGACAATAGCTTCCTCAACGATAACGTCTTGGTCACAGTAGTCTCCCATCTCTTCAGTGTACTCATCCCAGCCTCCTGTGTAGTCTCCCTTGTATACTCTGAGGTACTCCCCTAACTCCTTGAGACTATGTGTCCTGAACTTAGAGTAGTTAACTGTACGGCTCACTACGAAGGTGTCAATGATGCTCTCAGGCTTGATGTCTAGCCCTGTAAGCTTGTTGATGACAGGTAGGTCAGAGGACATACCATTATGGAACACCCACTTCTCAGGTTCCTTGTCTAGTACAAAGTCCTTGAAGTAGCCCATGTCAGTGAACCTCTGCACCCCACCTTTGTTCAACTCCTTCAAGGAGATGCAGTGTATCTTACTCTCCCTGTCTCCATCCCATTCAGCATCAGCTACTAAGATCATTCTAAGAACTCCTGCGGTATCAGCAAGTCAGCCCCTTTAAGTTTTCTATCGTCATCAAACCCCCTACTCCAAGGACGCCACATATCTTTAGTGAAGCGATCCAAGACTGTTTTGTAAGCGTTCTTGTATGAGACAGATCTACCCCCTCCTTCTGTAATACGGTCCTCCTTTCGTACGAAGATGCAGCTCTCTGCCTTGATTAGGCCGTCATGGGCCATTGCTGAGGGATACGACATCTTCTCACCTCTTCACTTTCTTAGTCAACAACTGCGTAAGTTTATTGAACACACTCGATGACAGCTCATTAACATTCTGAACTACGACATGGTCCTTGTAGATCTTAGACACTGAGTTATCGCAGATCCCAATACCTACACACTCAACACCTTGTTTATTAGCTGTCTCAGTCGCATCCTTACAGAACTTGATAAGCTGCTGACGTGTTCCTCCCCCTGAGTTAGCTGGGTGGCCATCACTAAGGACGAACAGCACCTTACGTTCTTCAGGTCTCTTCTTCAGATCATTAACAGCATTGACAATGAAATCATAATCAGAGTTGTTTCCTCCTACAGCCTCAGGGATAAGCTCGATAGAAGCCCTGCAAGTACGGAGGTTATCATCAAAGTCTTTGAAGAACAATGTGTCGAGAGGTTCAGGTCTATGGTATTCGTACCTGTCAACTTCATTAGGGTACCTCTTGTTGCAGAACCCTACCACATTGTACGCAATACTAGAGCCTTCCAAGCATTCAGCCAGTGCAACAACACAGTCTCTGGCTACCTCAGCCCTGTCTCCATACATAGAGCCTGACAAGTCGACGAGGATAGTCACAGCTGTGTCTTCTTCCTCTCTATCAGTACGCTGCTTGAAGACTGAACGGTGCCCTGCGTAGGCTGCTACCAGTCTCTTGCTGTCCAACCTACCTACCTCACGACCAGTGTCCCAGTCTCTGCGCTGCTTAGCTAACAAGGCCCGCTTAAGCTTAGACTTCATGGTCATGATGTTGCCGCTAATAGAAGACTTACGGTTATCATAATCTGCATGGTTTGTCGAGTCAATAACTCTTTGTGTGTCACGGTCAGCGAAGGGTGGTGGATTCTTACCTCGGCGGTACTGAACATCCTTCTCAGTGGTGTACACTTTATAACCACCACTAAGGCCCGGTCCTTCACCACCTACACAACCTGAGGCACCATCACCGGGTTCATTGAGAGCATCATCCATCTGCTCACCCTTAGCCCATACTGGTTCTCCCTCTCCTTCACCCTCTCCTTCCTTAGCCTCCAAAGATTTAGAAGCGAAAGGATTCTCACCATCCATCTGGCCTCGTTGGTACTCAGGGCTATTCTCTCCTTCGTCCATACCTTCACCAGCTTGAGGATCAAAGTCTTCAGGGTTAGATTGAAGGTCAGGATCATCTTCCTTCAGGAGTTTGTATACACTCTTAGCTAAGGTGATAACCTCACCAGAGTTCTTACACTTAAGAGCCTCTTCGCACCACTTGTCAGCATGATCCTTCAAGTTATCTGGAAGTACATCCATCAGCTTCTCAAGGTTCTCACCCCCATAAGACTTACGTCCTACAGTTGTGATGCCTAGGCCAGCTGCTTGTACGCTCATCTTTTCGAGAGGGTCCTTACCCCCTAGCTTCTTACGTGTCTCCTCAAGGGCATCGTACTCTTTGCCTTTGACCAACTCAGTAACTTGAGTGATGTTCTTACGTGACCCAGCATAGTCATCCATCACTCTCTCTTCCATCCAGATATCTTCAAGAGCATTGTGAAGATTCTTCAAGTCTTCCTTACCATTATGAAGACAACGATCATAGAACTCCATCACTCGTGGCATATCAGAGTGACGAATGTGGCCAGCCTCATGGTCAACATAGCCACGCATAGCCCTCACTTGAGCTGGTGAAAGTTTCTTATCCAAAGGTAGGGCTGGGAGCATGATAGTCTTACCATCAGTACCCGCTTGATCCCCTTTGAATACTACATTGATACCATGTTGACGACCGAAGACAGCTGATGTGACAGCCATCTCGTGCATAAATTCATGCGCTTGCATGGTCTTACTCCTTGTTTGCTATTACTCGAAGAAATCGCTAGGGATATACCCCAGCGCCTTCCTTTTGCTTGCATTAGGGTATGGTGGCACGGAGAAGTCCCTAGTCCCTAGTCGAAGATTAAAGAAAATATAAGGGTCCTTAGTGTTGCAGATAGGGGTACCTGACCGGGACAAGTAGAAGTGCCCCGGTGGATAAGGTTTGTCAGGGTCGTACCTCATTTAACAAACTCCTCAGGTAGCCAGAACCTATCACCCTCTCCTTCTCGCATGTACTCCTCAAATCTTTCATCTTCCCAAGGTTCGGGGAACATGGGTTTAAAGTTATCCACCCAGTAGTTTGAATGTCCTTCAGAAAAGAGAAGGAAGAGATTATTGTATCTCTCCTTCTTATAGACCCCTTTAAGGTAGCTCATTTGATCACACGGTCAGCGATACCTTTCAGGACACTACGTTCATCCTTGTTAGCTTTGTCCAAGACTACCATCTTGAAGGCAGTGTTAGTGTCACCAAGCATGACAGTAGCCTCAGCAAAGGCTAGCATACCACGAGGGGAGATAGGTTGCAAGATGTCTCCATTCTCAAAGGCTGCAAGATGTTCATCGACATACTTACCGATGACCTTAGCGTCAGCTTCTTTGAGTGCTGGTACTACACGCTTGACAAGACTACGACGTTCCTTGTCAGTCAGGTAGTCAACCTTCAACCATACTGTGAAGCGATCCAAGAGGGCGAGAGATTGAGGACGAGCACCTTGGTACATACCTTCTTCGTCACCTTGCCCAACAGTGTTACCTGTTGCAAACATACGCATCATAGGATGAGGTTTAACAAGACGATCACCATCTTCAGTGATACGTAGACCGTTACCCTCCAAAGCAGCTTGCATTACGTAAGCTACATCAGGCCGAACAAAGTCAATCTCGTCGCAGCAAAGGATACAAGGAGCTGACATAGCACGAGGCAGCATACCGTCAACAAACTCAGAGACTGTCCGACCGTCAGTGTCCACCTTTAAGGTATCACGACCGATCAGATCCATACGAGAGATCTCACTGTCGAAGTTGACACGTACAAAGGGGTAGCCCAGATGTGCGGCCACCTGTTCAATGAGTGTCGTCTTACCTGAACCAGTATGTCCTTGCAGGTAGGCACGCTTGTTGGTTACGATAGAGTAGATGACACGGATCAGGTAGTCAGGACGGAAGATGTAGTGTTTGTCAATCTTAGGTACATCAGGGTGTACACCATCCCACTCCCATACTGGTACCTCAAAGTCTTGAACCATGTCAACACCTTTGAACACTTCAGAAGCTTTCTTGTATGTGACCTTACCATCAGGCACCTCACCTGTCCCTTCGATCTCAAAGTCCATAGCTGGCATAGACAAGGCTTTAGCTGCTGCATCACGAAGTTCTTGAGATAGACGAGCAACCTCTTTAATCTCCTCCCCTAGTTTGTTAACAGCATCTCGCTCATGAAGGGTTGCCTCTTGAGACTTACGAGTAGCATCACCAAGAGCATCAAGGATAGTGTCAATCTCAGGGAGATCAGAACCAGCAAGCAGGCTATCAATAGCTGTCTTCGATGGGCCATCAGGGATAGTCAGCTCACCCAAAGATGATTCAACTTTCTTGATAGCCCCAGCCTCAGTGATAATACCTTGAGCCTTACGCCAGAAGTCAACAGTTTCTTCTGAAGCACCTCGGACAAAAGGATACTTACCATTCTCAAGTTTATCTTCGTCCATCATAGGAAGGAGGTCATCAACTGTAAGCTCATGAGCCATGAGACACACAAGCTCCCCAAAGAAGAAGCCTTGGAGAGACTTGTACAGGGTATCACCAGTCTTTGCAGTGAAGTCCTTCTCTCGACCTAACGCTTGGACATACCGTTTGACTACATGAGTAGCTTTAGTACGATTGATCTCAACATGAGGGGTCAAACCCTCTTCAGCTGGATCCCATACTACATGGGAAGCGAACTCACGTTGATACTTATTCAGGATATCTCGCATTATTCTTCGTCCTTTTGAGAAGGGGTCAAGTTAAAACCCATAGTGTTGCTGTTGTCATCAGAGTCTTGAGGCTGTTGCACCATCATCTGTTGTTGCTGCGATACAAGCTGCTGTTGGATAGCTTCAGTAGCCTCGACCACGCCCAGCTTATAGTAACTAAGCTTAGTTCTGTTCCTTTGATAGCTGCCAATGATGTACCCTAAGCAGAATACAGATAAGAAGACAGCCCATGATTCAAAGCCTGTCATTTTGTTTCTCCAATCCTTCTTTGTAAGTTTCAGTATAATGCTCAGCAAGGTACGCACCGATATCAAAGGGCCAACATACAGCATCAAAGAAAGAGGTGAGCCGCCCAGTCCCTTGATTACGGGCTCTTATGTACATCCCCACAATTCCTCCAGCCCACAATAGGCTTATGAACGCCGTCATTTGTTAATCCTTTCTCTTTCCATTGACCGACCAGCATTAGCATCACGCCATGTCTTACCTGATCGTTCATCTTTCAGTTGCTCTTGAGCACGGGATAGTTGTCGTTTCAATAGAGCAATCTCACCTTCAAGTTCAGTCACTCTACGCTCTAGCATTTGTTGTTTCATGTCACTCTCCTAACCAGTTAGCTACATACTCAACATCAGGGTTGAAGCCCCAAGCATTGAGGGTATCGAGCAGAGCATCAGTGTCAGGACCATTACCTTCACGAGTGCCTTGCTCAACCTCCTTGTAGGCCTGTCCCCTGATGATAGCACGAGCCAAGTGAAGATACCGTTGACATTGACGCACCTCCAGCCTCATGTTGTAGGTAAACAGACGACGTTCACCCCATGTCGGGTAGTTGCTAACCCCTCGTGCATTAGCTTGACGTTGAGCATCCCGGCACTTAACCTCTTGCTTACGTAGCTCACGCTGTTGCACAGAGTTAACGTTGTACTGTAGTTTCATCTCATAGAGCATTGATTTCATTCTCCTTTTCATGTTCTCTTCGGTTTGTCAATCAAAAAATTCCATTGGCAGTACGTGCTTCTTTAGCTGCCTTTTGAACCAGTCGGTATTCACGGTAGTCGTTCTCCAGTCAACCTGTACCAGTTTCAGCCATGTTACAAGCGAAGTGTTGCAGGAAGATAGTTTATCCTCAGGACAGTAGAAGATGAGGTCCTTTTGGTTATCCCTCCCCATGTGGTAAGTCTTCTCAGTCATAGCTTATCCAATCTATCAGTCCAGTCATCGTGCGGGTCGTCAACGTATACTTTCTTGGTCATTCGAAGAACTCCCTAGGAAGAGAATAAGAACAGTCGTACTCCCATGTACTGATGTCATACCAAGCACCAAACCAACCCCGGTCATGCAAAATGCGGTCAAATGTACCGACAGGATTAAGGGGGTATACTTCTCTGCCGTTGCTGATATACGAACCTTCAGCATGAGGGTCCTTAACCAAACAAGTCCACTTAGTCATTCGAAGAACTCCCATGGTAGGGCATAATCAAAACCTCTCTCCAGAATCTGATCAGTTAGGTCGAAGCCCCTGAACCTGAAAGAGTCTTTAATATGGGTGAAGAAGGTCTCAGTTTCCATAGAATCATAGTAGTCTACTCCATCAGAAGGACAAAGATCTCCTTCATCATCTCTCACCACACAAGTAGGGTACATCGACATATCACTAAACTCCTTACACAGAGCCACGGAGAGCCTCACTGAGTAGCCATCTAGGTGTTCTCCTAGGGTACCCTACCTGAGAGGCTCTTAGCTGTGCTCTATGAGCTCTATTAATGGAGGCCTCGGAGGGACTCGAACCCTCAACCTGCTGATTAGAAGTCAGCTGCTCTATCCAGTTGAGCTACGAGGCCATTACCTTACTCACCTAGCAAGAGGCAGATCCATTCTGTGGCAACTAAGGTGGTCACAGCAATGAGGAAGGGGGCCCACAAAGGAGCTAGGATTAGCAACCACACCCATGTCTCCATCACTCTCGAACCTTACGCTGGACAAGACGGGCCTTGATCATGGTAGCCGCTGTCCTCCAATCACTCCTAGTCTCCAAGACATGAGTGACTGTCTCCTTGTCATGTGTGATAGTCACACCTTTAGCTGTCATGTTGATCTTCATAGTCTTATCCTTCCTTCTTTAGTCTATAGCAAAGATACGGGTTGAACGTATCGCCTTCGGCAACCTCTCTCCACCCTCCAGTTTCAACGTCCCCTAAGTCTGAGTAAGAGTAAACCTCAACAGGAACCCTGTTGATAAAAGCTGACACTATCACCGATTGTTCATGTGGGGGCATGTCACAGAAGAAGTCTCTAATTGCATCTGTCATAGTCTTATCCTTTCTCTCTTCACAAAATATTCGTCCCGGTTTGTGCAGTTCTAAGAACGAACTAATTAGCAATTCTTCACGCATGTTTGACTTGACAGACATAGTCCTATCCTTTCTCTCTTCACAAAATATTCGTGCCGGTTTTAGCAAGGGTATCCGGCTCCCTGTCCTTTAGAACTGGTAGTTCAAGCGCTTTAGAGCGGAGACGAGGGCTTCCTGTGTGCCATCAGTGGTCACGATACGCGTCAACCCATAGTGCTCACGGGCAATAGCCTCTTCCTCACGCACCTCACCTTTGAGATACGATCCGAACTCATCGAACCACTGCCCCATTTCCTCATCATAGACAGCCAGCGTATGATACTCTTCCATTTCCATGTTCCTTCCTTGTGTTAAGTATACAAAAGAAAAGGCACTAAGGTTTACTTACTGCCTTTATCTATTGTTTACTCTATAGCTTATCCTTTAAGGGCTACAATGGCTGCGCGGATGGATTCGTTACCCTTCTTCGAGTAGTCATCACCGTCAACAGATTCCTTGTCGTGCTTCTGTTGTTTCTTGAGTATACCTTCAAGCATCTTCACTACCATCTCATCAGTGAGAGGATTAGCTTTAGGGGGTGGTGAAACTTCCCAGAATGGATTGATTTTAGCACTGTCAAGAGCATCTTTCTTGAGCTTCTGACCCTCTTGGATATACCAAGTCTCAGTCTCCTCCGCCCACTGCATACCCAGCATGGACACCCATGAGGCAAAGGCCTTCGAGTGATAGGGTGACGCTTGCTGAAGTTCAGTCAACAGTTTAGCGCAAGCCCGTCCATCGGTAGGGTGACTTGCCCAGCGTGCTGCAATGGTGACGCCAAGTGAGTGTATCTTCACCTTCAGTGATGTAGCATTCTTGCCGACTGAGACAATATGTTTCTCAACGTCTTCCCACTTATACGAAGTGACTTTGATTTTCTTGCTAGTCATGATATTTCTCCTAGGTTTACTTATCCACTATACCCAATTCACTTAGGCACAGTGGAAAGCAAACCTCCTGCCATGTCATAAAGACAAGTCCGGGTTGGCCCAGATTACAGGGGTTTGCTTCCTAGAAAATTTCGTGTGATGACGCACATATTATTCAACGCCACGGCCCTACATCCATAGGAACCTCAAACAACATACCGCGACACCCATGGACCCAGACATAAGACGTACTGATCCGCAATAGGCAACGCTAAGGCTTCACAAGACAATGGCCCGTAGGCACTGTTATATTCCCTTGATCCACACGCGGTGTGACACCT